AACGAAGTGTCGGAAGATACTACCGGTTTAGCAAGTGGTTTAGCAAGTGGTTTAGCAAGTGGTTTAGCAAGTGGTTTAGCAAGTGGTTTAGCAAGTGGTTTAGAACTAAACCAAGAACTAAACCCTAATAAGACAATAAAAGAACAAAGAAAAGAGAAAAGAGAAAAAGACTGTACTGTAGAGTATTGTCCGTCTTATGAATCTATTTTTTCTATTTTCTTTAAGAAAGACAAGTTGGAGTACATCAGTGAATATTATGAATCTGTAAAAGATAGAACTGATATAAGAAATCTAGAAAAACATATAGATGGATTCTTGAGAAATAAAGAGGCTGAAAAAAATAAGCCTATACCAATAGCAGAGAGAAGAAAGAAAGAAAAAGAAGAATCTTCAGAAAATAAAATGCCAGACGCTATTGTATTAACTCCTGAACAGGAAGAAGCACGCAAAAGGCTTCAAGAGTTACTTGATAGTAAGAAGTATGAACATGATGAAGATTTAGATTAAGGAGGGGATTTATAACATGACAAATTTTGAATTTTATGAAGATGAAATTAAATCCAGAGGTTTCAATTTTGCGGTAGATAAATCAAACGGTGAATTATTCTGCTGTAAGGAAGAAGGCTCATGCAATAAATGTGTATTTTGTCCTGATACAAAGGGATTGATAGATAAAAGAGCTAAATTCGTGTGTTCAAAAATCAATATCGTTAGATGGTTATATCAGAAGCACAAGATAAAAATGAATGCTCTGGAATACGGCTTACTTGAATATATGCTATCTGAAGGGTATGAATGGGTATCACGTGATGATGATTTTACAATCGCGTTCTTCACATTAAAGCCAATCGATAAGGATGGTACTTGGCACTCTCCTGAGGGCGGATTTGATGAACCACTAAACTGTGGCCCTCTTTGCGAGGAGTTGTTCGAATTCTTAAGAGAAGGCGAATTATTTGAAATAAATGAATTACTAGGTGCATGTGAGGTGACAGAGTAATGTTAAATGCAGAAAGATTTAAAGAAGAAATAAATAAGCACAATAACGAATTTGGACTTACTGACAGCATTGCTGATTGTAAAACATTAGAATGCAGAAATTGCCGATTCTCACGTTTGAATAATTCTGATGATGAAATTATTTTTTGCAGCACTAGAAAAGTTAAATGGCTTTTATCTGAATATAAAGAGCCTATTAAACTGAGCAGACTTGAGTACGAGATTTTAAAATGGGCAAAAAAAGAAGGTTATAAATACATCACAAGAGATGAAGATTGTGAACTTTGCACTTTCCAGTCCGAACCTGAAAAATTAAATATCGCATGGGATTGTTGTGACGTTTATATTGAATTACCCCTATTCAAAAAATTATTCCAATTCATTCAGTGGGCTGATGAAAAGCCTACATCAATTCAAGAGATGCTTAATAACTGCGAGGTGATAGATGGTGAGAGTGAATGAATTATTAACTAATATCAAAGGAAAAATTCCTATCATTCTAAAGATAGATGATCTTGAAATTGATGCTGTGACTTTTCGAGGCATCAAGTCCTTTGTATGTTTGTCAGAAGAATATACGAAAGGTAAAAAAACATACGGAAATGCAATCGTATCTAATGTCGGCATTGTAGAAGAAGCATCAGAACCTCATATTCTCATTGAGGCAGAAACCACAATGGGCCGATGGACTAAAAAGGAGTGGGTTAAATAATCATGCTAAAGAATTATGAAGAAATTGAACAGTTTTTAAAAGATGATGGTAACTGGGAAACTGAATACTTAAGTAAAGATTTAAAAGTTCTAACGTTAAAGTTAGGTGATGACTTTTTTGTAAAAAAAATTAAGGTATTACGTTTCGATGATTATTTAAACGAATTGAGATGGCGCGAAGTATGTTCAGAGTCTTATATTTTATGGAAAAGTTATTGGGTTTGGGGAGGCAATTTCAATGACTGGGATTTGCAATCATATATAAGACAACATAATCATGATAGATATATCAAAGACTTTAAATTGAAAGGAGACAAGTAAATATGACTAGATATACATCGGAACAGGTCCAGGAAATCGTAGAAGAAAAGGATGCTGAATATAAGAAGCTAGAAGAAGAGTATTCATATTTGAAAGAAGAACTAGAAGATTTAAAGGCTGAAAATGAAGATTTAGAAGATAGATGCGAAAGTTATGAAAAAGCAAACAAAACTATATTGTGCATCTATCATGAAGACTCAAAAAAGATGGATGATCTTCAGGAGTTTAACAATAAACTCATTAAAAGCTGCAAAAAGGCTAACAGGGATTTCTTTATCCTAGTAGCAGCTTATGTTGCTACACTAGTGCTAATGATTTACTTGTTTATCAGATAGGAGTGATATAGATGTTTTTATTGCAGGTATTAGAAAATGTATTTTCTGTGTTTGCTATCGTTATGCTGATTGTTGGCGTTCTTATTGTGGTATCTGTGATTGCAATTGCAGTTTTCGTTATTGTGTCGGTCGTTGTGAATGGCATTGAAGAAGATAAGGAGAATAATAACTTATGACAAGAAAAGACAAGGAGGAACACTATTAATGCTTAATCGTGCTTTATTAGTCGGAAGACTTACAAGAGACCCTGAACTAAGAAGAACAGGGAGTGGGAAGGCAGTCACTTCTTTCAACTTAGCAGTAGAAAGAAACTTCAAGAGCGATGATCAGGAAGCTGATTTCATCAACTGTGTTTGTTGGGGCAAGATTGCAGAGAATACAGAACGTTACTGTTCTAAAGGCTCACTTGTTTCTGTTGATGGTCGCATTCAGACAAGAAACTATGAGAACAATCAAGGTCAGAAGGTATATGTTACTGAGGTGATTGCTGACTCTGTACAGTTTATTAATACAAAGAGAGATAGTAATACAGCTACTGCACCACAAGCACAAACAAACAGTTATGTGCATAATGAACCACTTCAGCAGTTTGAGGATGAAGGATTGGTTATGGAAGAGGATGATATTCAATTCTAATGATCAAGAATAAATACAAGGCTAAGAAGGCAATTGTTGACGGCATTGTCTTCGATAGTCGAAAAGAAGCAAAGAGATATACAGAACTCAAGAAACTTGAAGAGATGGGAAGCATTAGAGACCTGTCTCTTCAGGTTCAGTTCGAACTAGTGCCGTCATTTGAGATAGTTATTGATGGGAAGAAGAGAAAAAGAAGACCTATCACGTATGTGGCCGACTTTGTCTATTGCAAAGGTAATGAAAAGGTAATAGAGGACGTCAAAGGTCTCAGAACCCCCGTCTATAAAATCAAGAAGAAATTATTTGAATATCGTTATCATGAGACAATCAGGGAGGTATAGAAGTGGCTAGATTAGTTGAAGTATGGGACTACTTTAGAGCGCCTATGAGCGAGAATGACATGATAAGAATGCGCAGAACGTTCAGTATCATCAATTTAGATAAATGCACCTTTGAATTTCAGTTGCCTCCTAGATGGCCAGAAGGAGGACTGTGTGCAATCGTTTTCTATTACAAGAAGAAGATGATCCACAAGGAAGAGTACAGCACTATGAGTCTAGCAAAAGCAAGACTTGACTGGCTTTCAACGTTTGTTCCTAAAAAGGAAGAAGGGGAACTTGAATACAAGGGAATGCCGATTGATGCTGATGATATTATTGCAGTCATTAATCATACAAGCTTCAGTGATAGAATTATAAGCATTGTTACATCAAGAATTAAAATCAATGACAGAGTGCAGCGAAAGAGTTGCTACACGGTTCTTGAAGAGATTCAAAAGAAGTTCATCAGATAATCAAACAGGGCATTGAGTTCTTTTTTTGTTTAACTCATAAGAAAATTTAAAATAAGAAAATCTAATAGGATACTCTTAATAGATTGTTTCTAGCAAGATCCTCTCATGAACTTGATGCCCTAACATATTTTTCTATTCTAAAACCAACAAACAACAGCAGTGTCATGGCTTTGCTTCAATCTCATTCACCTTCTTTTGCAAAGAATAAGAGTATGAAGCGCTAATTTTGCTATCCAACTAAAAAGTTATGGTATTGCTGGGAGAAGAGAAGACGGAAATTGAAAACCAATAGGAAGAGTAAAGGACTGTTTTCTTCTTCTCCAGAAAGGAGGTTAATTTTTGTTTTTTATTTTATTCGTACTGGTGATAGTGATTTATTTATTTTTTATTTTTGAATAGGAGGTAATCAGATGACGCCGGAAGAGACAAGAAACTATCTTAAAAGCTATAGGAATATGCGCAATCGAGTGGAGTACATCAATAACAAGATGATTAATGTTAAATCAATCAGATATGATGACAGTCCTAGCGGTTCATATTCAGAGCCTAAGACTCAGAACGATTACATCATGATGAAGGATAAGTATATTGCTCAGATGTCTCTTATTCGTGAGGATATTGAGAAACTAGACAACATGAATCATCGTGACGCATTGTTTTATAAGTATGTCGAACTAATGAGTGATTATGATATAGCCGACTTGATGCAGTATTCAGTGGGAACAGTAAGACACTTTCTTTATTCTGGTATCATCGAATTATCTGAAGTTATAAATGATAAAAATGTAACAAAAAGTATAGAAAAGTCATGAAATCAAAACGCATTAGTAATATAAAGGTGCTAACATATAACATGTGGAAATAGTTTGAGAGAGAACTATGATTTCAAGGCGCTTGTATAAGTGCCTTTTTATTTTGCCAGGAAGGAGAATAACAGATGAATGACATCAAGGTAACGCAGAAGCCTATTGCTGATCTAATTCCTTATAGTCGCAATCCTAGAAGGAATGATGAAGCCGTTCCGATGGTAATGAACAGCATCAAGGAGTTTGGTTTTAAGGTTCCTATAGTGATTGATAAGAATAATATCATCGTATGCGGTCATACAAGGTTTAAAGCAGCGCTAAAGCTAGGACTTGAGACAGTTCCATGCATAGTAGCCGATGACCTCTCAGACGAGCAGATTAAGGCTTTTAGACTAGCAGATAACAAGGTATCAGAGAAAGCGGAATGGGATTTTGAAATCCTAAGCGGTGAACTTGATGACATTATTAATATAGACATGGATTCATTTGGGTTTGAGTCAATTGAATTTGAAGAACCTGAGGAAGATGATTCTGAAAAGGTTAATGAAAGAGAAAGAACAGGAAATGCATATAACCTTGATGAATATGATGAACTTAGAGCAATAGGATTCTATCAGATGCCTACACTTGAAAGAATTGACTATGTTCCGGATGATCTTGTTGGTTTCAATTATGTATTGAATTCTAATAGATATGAATCAGGTGTTCATTTTTATATTGATGACTATCAATTTGAAAGAATTTGGGCATCTCCTCAGATGTATGTTGATAAGCTTGCGCAGTTTGACTGTATTCTTACTCCTGACTTTTCTCTTTACATGGATATGCCTATGGCCATGAAAATATGGAATGTATACAGAAGCCGTTTAATTGGTCAGATCTATCAGGATAGAGGGCTTAGAGTGATTCCTACTGTATCATGGGCTGAACCAGAAACATTTACTTTTTGTTTTGATGGTATTCCTTCTAACAGTACAATTTCAGTTTCTACTATTGGAGTTAAGCGCAGCAAGGAAGCCACAAAGATATGGACACAGGGCATGGACGAAGCCATGAAGAGGCTGAAGCCTAAGAATGTACTTGTCTATGGTGGTGACATTGGCTATGACTTCAAGGGCGCTAATGTAAAATACTATGACAATCATGTGACAGAAAAAATGAAATTAACGAAAGGAGATAAACGATAAATGAGACTGAATCAATTTAGGTTTGAGTTTAATCGAGTTAATTTTTTTCAATTGTGTGAAGGTGTGTGGATGTATAGAAAGCCTATTGAAATATGGCACGAAAGAACAGATGAATTAATCAGATTTAAGAGTGTTGATGAAGCGCTGGATTATAGCGTTAATGGTGCAAAAGTAAGAGAGATTATTGATAAGATGGAGCATCTTCCTTCAATTGAATTGAAAGGTGGAAGAGGTGCGTCTAGTGATACATCGAATAAAACGTTTAAATTTGGACATGCTAAAACAAGTTGGGAAGGTCAAAAGACCTTGCTCCCTGCTAAAATGAACACAAAAATTAAAACTAAAAGTCCGGAAGATGCTATAGCGTATTTCAATAAAGAACATCAAAATTCAGATCATGAGTGGTCTGTTGAAGTTGATGACCAGGGATTTATCCATCAATACAACGAAGGAAACAAGCATTCCGTTTGGGGAAAAGGTACCAATACATCAAGAAATAGAAAAACAATCATCGTTCATAATCATCCTAGTGGTGGCCATTTCTCTGATACAGATTTATTAAATGCAGCATCTGACCGTAATGCAAATGGTATTATTGCTTCTCCAAGCAAGAAGAATTATTACTATAAATTTGAAAAAGGTTCTCATTTCAAGCCTAATGAGTTTTCTAGAGCAATCAGAAATGCACGAATGAAAGGTAAATCATATGATGATGCAGTAGATAAATGGCTTACTAAGCATGCTAAGAAATTCGGCTATAAGTATAGCAAGGTAAAAAAATAAGCGATAGTAATAAAGGCAGGTGATAGCAATGGCAAAAAGTGAGTTCGCAAACATGACACCAGAAGAAAGAAGAGAGAACGGCCGAAAAGGCGGACTTGCATCTGTCAAGGCAAGAAGAGAAAAGAAGGCAATGAAAGATAATCTTGCATCGCTTCTTTCCATGTCTCTTAAATCCGGTAAGATAGCCGATGTGGACACAATAAAGAACTTTGCTGCATTGAATGGCAAGAATGTGACTGTACAGGATGCAATACTCATTAAACAGGTTCAGAAGGCAATGAAGGGCGACACTAAGGCAGCAGAATTCATTAGAGACTTGAGCGGTAATAAACCTGGCAGTAGTCTTGACATCAAGTCAAATGGACAGATAGTAATTATAGATGACATCGAATAAAGCAAAGCTTTCTGACATTATAGGCCCAGCGTTCTATGATCTTCATAAATATGTTAAGACTAATGCATATACACACTACTGGCTTAAAGGTGGACGTGGTTCTTTAAAATCTTCTTTCATTGGCACAGAGATTCCTTTAGGGATTATGAGAGATGCGAAGCGTGGTGTAATGAGTAATGCCGTTGTTATCAGACGTGTAAAGGACACTTTAAGGGGTTCAGTCTATGAACAGATTAAGTGGGGCATATTCATGCTGAAGGCTGAAGAAGATTGGGACATACCTGAATCTAAGTTACAGATGACATACAGACCGACAGGACAACAGATAATATTCAAAGGTGCTGACAATCCTAAGAAGTTGAAATCTATCAAGGTGTTTGTCGGCTATGTTAAATACGTATGGTATGAAGAATGCGACGAATTCGAAACATACGATAAAATAACCAATATCAATCAGTCACTTCTTCGTGGTGGACATGAGTATTGTGTCTTTTATTCTTTCAACCCTCCTGAATCACAACGTAATTGGTGCAATAGGCAAGTTCTAGTAAAAAGGGATGATACATATGTCTCTCACACAACTTACTTACAGGCACCACCTCAGTGGCTTGGGGAGCAGTTTCTAATTGAAGCCAACCACATGAAGGAGACAAAGCCTGATAAGTATAAGCATGACTATTTGGGAGAGGTAACCGGTACAGGTAGTGAGGTTTTCACCAATCTTGATATACGTGAGATAACCGACGAGGAAATACAGGTATTCGATAGATTAAAAAACGGACTAGACTTTGGATATGCTGGTGACCCATTGGCATATGTCAAAGCAAACTATGACAAGACGCGCAGGCGTCTTTTTATTTTTGGTGAAGTATATGGAACTAGACTATCAAATGCCAAGGCTGTGAAACTCATAAAAGAGATTAACCCGCTCAACAAGCTAGTCACTGCTGATTCAGCTGAACCAAGAACTATAAACGAATTCAAGTTATTAGGTCTCAATATCATCGGCGCAAAGAAAGGCGCTGACAGTGTAGACAATGGAATAAAGTTCCTTCAGGACCTAGACAAGATAATTATAGATCCTATTAGATGTCCCAATGCTGCACGTGAATTCAATGACTATGAAATTGAAATGGATAGAGACGGCAACCTTAGAGGGGACTTCCCCGACAGAAACAACCACACTATAGATGCGGTTAGATATGCTATAGAAAATGAAATCCTTATGAAGAAGGCAAGAGCAGGAAAGAGGAGATTTTAAAAGATGTATTATACTTTCACGATTCCACGAGAAAAATTCGACGAGACAAACATAGACAGAAGCATGATCCTTCGTCTCATTAGTAAGCATTATAGTATTCGTGCTCCTGAGATATTGAAGAATGTCGGCTATTACTTTGGTAAGCATGCCATCATGAACAGGAAAAAGAAGTTCAAGAACCAGCCGAACAATAAGATCATGGTAAATCATGCTAAAGATATATCAGATACAGCAACGGGCTATTTTCTTTCAAACCCTATCACATTCAAGAAGAATACAGAAGACGGCAATATTGACAAGCTGACAGGTGCTTTCGTTGATGCTGAAACAGATGATACAGATTCATGCAATGCTATCAATATGTCACGTGCTGGTGTCGCTTATGAGTATGTTTACTTATGTGAGCATGAAAGCAAGCTGATGACCAAGACACTTGACCCATTGTCAACATTCAAGGTTTTCGATGCTTCAATTGAACAGCATGAACTATTCAGCGTTTATTATTCGATTGAAAAAGATGATTCTACTGACAGGTTCAATATCATCGCAACAGTAACAACTGAGAACTATGTCACAAGAATCGGAATCACATGCAATGAAGAATTCGAAAAAGGCGAGTTTTCAGAACTAGGTGAGCCTTACCCACATTTCTTAGGTGAGGACCCTATCATTGAGTATAGAAACAACATGGACTGCATTGGAGACTATGAACAGCAGATTTCTCTTATTGACGCATACAATACATTATGCTCTGACAGAATCAACGATAAGGAGCAGTTCATTGACGCAGTACTTGTTGTCTATGGTGCTCTTTTAGGTGATGACGATGAAGAAGCAACAAAAGCTCTCCAGGCTATCCGTAAGAATGGTGTTATGGAACTTCCTAGTGATGCACGCTCTGAATATCTGACTAGAACATTTGACGAGAATGCGGTGGAAACACTCAAGCGTTCAATAAAGGAAGATATCTATTCACTTTCTCACGTTCCTAATCTGACAGATGAAAACTTTGCTGGCAACAGTTCAGGCATTGCCATTCAATATAAGCTTCTAGCCCTTGAGACCCTCACCAAGACAAAAGAGAGATATTACAAGAAAGGGCTTAAAAAGCGTATAAGAATGTTCTGTACTTACCTCAATCTAAAGGCGATTGCTGCTGATCAGTCAATGATTGAGCCTGTATTTACAAGAGGATTACCACAGAACCGTCTTGAATTATCACAGATTATTGCGAACCTTAAAGGTGTTGTATCAACTAAGACACTTCTTGCACTTCTTGACTTTGTTTCAAATGTTGATGATGAAATGAAAGAAGTCAAGAAAGAAAAACAGGAAGCACTTGAAACACAGAAGCAGTTATTTGATACCGAAAATCAGAATACTCCTCCAGAAGATGAAGAAGAAACAGATGATCACAAGGAAGATGGTAATAATGATGATGACAAAGACAAGGAATAATAGTGCTCTGTTATGACTAACATCAAAAACATAAAGTACTGGGAGATGCGAGAAGCAAGGAACATGTACAAGGATATGCAGTTGGCTGAGGACTGCGCCAAAGAGTTGAGCGTAATCTATAGCAAGGCTGCAATCTACACTGCCAAACAGATTGAGGGAATATTCAATAGATTCGCTTCAAAGCATCATCTAACAAGAGACGAGGCTATTAATCTTCTTTCAGAGGCTGACAGCAGAAATTTCGAAAAACTGCTTGAAGCATACAAGAATAAGACAGGTGCCCAAAAAAGAGAGGTGCTAGCAGAATTGGAAGCCCCAGCATACAAGAACCGTATGAAGAGGCTTGATGATATTAACAAGTCAATTAATAAGCTGATTAATGCCATTGCATCCAAAGAAAGAGATGCCATAGGGAAGACAATGCAAAAGGTCTATGAAAGCAGTTATCACCATGCAGTATATGAAGCTGCAAGAATGAGTGGTCTAGATCTTCAGACAGGCCCTATTGACGAAGGTGCTCTTGAAACCATTCTGAAAAAGAAATGGTCAGGACAGAACTATTCCGAAAGAGTATGGAACAATACTCAGAAGGTGGCCGATGCACTAAAAGAGGAGCTCATGATAGGAGCACTTACAGGAAAGACAGAGAAGGAAATGACCGACTCAATCAACGAACAGTTCCTATCAGGTAGAAATAAAGCTAGAAGACTTGTAAGAACCGAATCATCATACATCCACAATGAGGCGCACTTTCAGGCTTACAAGGATTATGGCATAGAGGAGTATAGATTTGTTGCAACACTAGACCTTAGAACGTCTCAAATTTGCCGTGAGAGAGACGGAAGTGTATACAGGGTGAATGATAAGAAGATAGGCGTAAACGCCCCTCCGATGCACCCATGGTGCCGTTCTACTACTATTATGAATCTTGACGATGAAACTATGCATAATCTAGAAAGATTTGCTAGAGACCCTGTCACAGGTGAAAGAATGAAGGTTCCAGCTGATGAGACTTATAAAGAATGGCATAAGAGAATGGTTGAAAAGCATGGTGCAGAAGCAATTAATACAGTTGAGAAGTCAGCTAAGAATCATTCTAGTGACAAGAAACAGCAGAAAAAATACCTCAGTTCATTTGATAAGGAAAATATGTCATTATCACAATTAGAATTCCAAAAGTCGCAGAATAAAAATAAAGAGGATTCGAAGAATAAAAAGAAAGAAGTATTGAAGAATCTAAAGACTCATGTTAAAGATGCATCGGCTTCTATTGGCCAAGATAAAATAGTTCCTGTTAAGAAAGAGGAAAATACCAATACAAAATTAATTGAAAAGAATGATAAAGCATTAGACTTGAACAAAAAACCAGAAAGAGAAAGGATTATTTCTGAAAATAATAGTGTAATGCTTTCGGGAGAAACATCAAATACAATAGCAAAAGCGATTAAATTATTAGAAACTGACCAAAATTTATCAAGAGATGATTTAACAAATTTATTCCCTGAAAAAACTTATATAGGAGTAAATCCCTTTACTGGAAGAAAAATATACATATATGATAAAGACTTCTCTTATTTTATAAAAAAACATGTAACGGATGGGTCTCTTGACATACAGGATCTCATGACAGTAAATACCATATTAGATTATGATATGGCATTTATAACAGACGATGGTAATAGTTATTCATTTGTGAAAAAAGCAGAGCGAAAAAACGGAGCTTATGATATTGTTCTTAAATATATTAATGATGAAGAGGAAATTTTCCATTTCAACTATAAGAGTAAAAAATCTGCAGCTAAGAACATAAAAAGACTTAAAAAGAAAATGAGTTTATTGGATGTGAGAAATAAAAATATATTGACTTATTTAGATTTAAATGATTTAATATCAGTAGAAAAGGATAACTGATGTAGAAAAATCGGTCTCGTCTAACACGGCGTATATCTGATTAGATATATGGCGGATGAGGGATGCCCATTCTTAGAAATGGTTCGACCGCCCCTCCAGTTATCCCTTTTAATTGATTATCATTACGCAAATCGACTAAAAGAATAGTCGTTTTTTTATTTTATACAATCTCAAGGAAGGAGAACAACATGGCAAGGGATGATTATCATGTAATTGTTTATCAGATTCTATCCTACCTGTATATGCAGCTAAAGCAAGGCAAGGATATTGATGCATCACTCATAAGACATGACAGTAAATATCTGCAGATCAACAGAAAGTACTGGACTTATGTCATTGTGAATCTGTTGAATGAGGGATATATCAGTGGGATAGTAATTGACCAGGATATAGATGAAAACATAGAAATATACAACCTTGATAAATGTGAGATTACACCAAAAGGAATAGAATACCTTACTGATAATTCAACTATTGAAAAAGCCAAGCGATTTATGAAAGACTTGAAAGACATATTACCGTTCGTATAAGCCGACTATCTAGTCGGTTTTTATTTTGCTCAATTTCAAGAAAGGAGAACCATATGGCTGAAGGATTGAAACCACATCATCATCAGTACTTTGAGTATGACTGTAAAAGTCATTTTGACAGCCGTAGGCACGTCATTGTTAAGAAGGTGACATATATGTGCATGATATGCGGAAAACTCTCACACGAGACATATGAAGAGTACTGTCCGCCTCCCAAGGAAAGAAAACCTAAAGCATTAATGAAATACAGAAGCAGACAGAAGAGCGGTTGATGTTCTTCTTTTTTTCTGTTTGTCCATAACGTGCATATGACATTAAAAGGTGCATGGATATAACAGTCATACGGACTATAAACGGAGGAATTAAGTTATGGAATACATTAAGAATATGATGCCTTTGAACCTTCAGCTTTTTGCGGAAGAAGGGGAAGAGGGGGAAGATGATACAGGCGATGAAGGGAATCCTGATAATGCGCAGTCAGGTGAACCTGAAGATGGTAAAGCCAAAGTAACAACCCTCACAGAAGACGATGTGGACAGAATCGTCCAGAAGAGACTTGCCCGTGCAAGAAAGAAGTGGGATAAGGATCATACGGAAGCCGAAAGGCTTCAAAAGATGACAGATGATGAAAAGAAGCAGTATGAGGAAGACAAGAGAAAAGAAGAACTTGACAATAGAGAAGCAGCAATTACTCGTAGAGAACTGACTGCAGTTGCCAAGGAACAGCTTAATGCTGCAGGAGTTCCAGCAGACATGGCTGACTTTATTGACTACACTGATGCTGATTCCGTAAATGAATCTGTCAAGAGACTCTCTAAAGCATTCAAGGGAGCAGTTCAGCAGTCTGTTGATGACCGATTAAAAGGGAAAGCACCTTTAGACAAGGCAAAAAACAATGTATTGACTGCTGAAGAAGAGAATGCAAGAAAGGCATTCGCAAATGCACTTAAATTTTAGAAAAGAGGTATAGAACATGGCAATTAACACATTACAGTATTCAACTATTTTTCAAACTGAACTAGATAAACAGATGGAGCATCTCACTCTTACATCATGGATGGATGCCAATGCCGGACAGATTAAGTATGACGGTGGTGCAGAGGTAAAAATCCCTAAGATGTCATTAGTGGGCTTAGGAGACTATAACAGAGATGAAGGATATAAACAGGGTGCTGTTACTCTTGAATATGAAACATTCAAAATGACACAGGACCGTGGAAGAAAGTTCCTTCTTGATGCAATGGATGTGAACGAAACCAATTTCGTTGCATCTGCTGGCACTGTCATGGGAGAATTCCAGCGTTTACATGTTGCCCCTGAAGTAGATGCTTACCGTATTTCTAAGGTTGTTTCTGATGTTACAGCAAAGAAATCAGCAAACATCCTAACAACTGCATTGACTGAACAGAATATTCTTTCTGAATTAGAAAAGGCAGCGGATACTATCCGTGATAAAGGATATCAGGGCGATATCATCTGTCATATTACATATGATACTTTAAGATTATTAAAGGAAAAGATGGTAAACAGCAATCTTACATCAGGTAAATTAACTATTGGAAATATCACATTAGACATCTATAAGCTTGATGAAATCACATTCATTCCTACACCAAAGAACAGAATGTATTCAGCTATCAAGGTTGATGCTGGAGCAACAAAAGACGCAGGTGGATATACAAAGGGTGAAACTGCTAAGGATGTAAACTTCTTAATGGCGCCAATCAATAGTGTTATCGGTGTTACTAAACAGGACAAGACAAGAGTATTTGACCCTGATACTAACCAGGATGCAAATGCTTGGCAGATTGACTATAGAAGATATCATGACTGCTGGGAAAAGGACAACATGCTTGACCTAATCATTGCTAACGTCTCAGCTGATGCATAATGATCATTGTAAAAAGAATCAACGTTGAAAGAGTCATCCACGAGGATGACCTTCAGCGTTATACCGAACAGGGATATCGTGTCATTGAAGACAAGAAGAATGATGAAGATACTCCTGTAGAAAACAATGAAGTGACGGACCTCAACGATATGACTGTTGACCAGTTAAAGACTATTGCAAAGGAAAAGGGCGTTAGCGGATATTCTAGTCTTGTTAAAAAGGAATTGGTCGCAGTTCTCACTAAGATGCAGGAGGAGTAATCTATGGATCTAGTTGAGATTGTTGCTGAAAGAACAGGAACGAGTCAGGGGCGTGCAAAAATCTATGTTGAAATGGCAAAACAGCGTGCTCTTGCACATACAAACCGCACTGTATATATCACTGCAATGGATTTCTGTGTGGCTGATCTAGCATGTGCCATGTACTTCAGAGAGGGCATGGTCGGAGAATCATCACATTCAGAAGGTGGCATCACATCTACTTTTCAGTCTTCCACTTATGAAGATATTCTCTCAACTCTCAACAACTTGAGACTGATTCGTGCAGGAGGAATTGTTCACGAAAAGAAGCCGGAGGGGAACCAATGAGACTTTCAGCACTTAAGAACTATCCTGTATATGAACCTGTCATCGAAAAGGACGTCGAAGGTGTCACTACTGAAAAGTGGATCAAGAGAAAATCGATGCTTCTTGAGATATGGCCTGCATCCGGTAAATTACAAGCTGAAATGTATGGCGAGAGACTGAACTACATTCTTAATATGATTCTTCCTAAGAATAAGGATGATGATTTCAGACTCACTGAAAAGTGGGGAGTGAATGTCTATAATCAGTCAATCGATGAACCGGATTACAGAATCATCAGCATGAAGGAATATAACAGACACTATCTCTATGAACTGGAGAAGATTATTAAATGAGTCTCAATGGTGCTAATGAATTATTCAGAAAACTTCGCGCTATAGATGTCGTTCTTGAGAATCCTGAACAGGTTCTAGGAAAGGCTGCGGAAACTATAAGAAGTGGGTGCGTGCTTGAATGTCCTGTTAATGATGGTGCATTAAGAAACTCAATCAAGACACGTGTTGAAGGCGACAAGGGATATGTTTATACAAATAAGGCATATGCTCAATATGTCGAATTCGGAACAGGTCGAAAAGGTGCTGCAGACCATTCTGGAATATCTCCATACGCAAATCCATCTTACACTATGGAGCCTTGGTGGATTCCGGAAGATAAGCTATCAGACAGCGCGATAAAACATTACCATTGGGTAGTCATTGAGGTTGATGGTAAGAGATATTACAAGTCGGACGGACAGGCTGCACAGCCATTCATGTATCAGGGAGCAAAAAAGACTGAAAAGAAAGCAGTAAAAGAGGCTGGTATTGTAATCAGCCAGTTAATCGAAAAGGATTAGGAACTTATGATCAACATTAAAGATAAAGTATATAAGGCTCTAACAGATGAAGGCCTTGAAGTCACTGATATCTATCCTAAGGATTGGGCTAATCTTCCAGCGGTTCAGTACGTTGAGGAAGATAATAGCGTATCGGAATGGACGGATGATAAGGAGCAGATATCACATGTCCTTTACAGAATCGAAATCTGGGATACTAAGAGTACGTCAGGTACAGCCTTGAAAGTTGATAAGGCATTATCAGCTATGGGGCTCAAGAGAGTATCATGCAGAGATATTGATGATGCATCAGGACTTAGACACAAGAAAATGAGTTATGAAGCATATTATGATAGTGAATACATCTATCATGGTATGTAACTGATAAGGAGGAATTTTATAATGCTAGCAAATGGCGCTAAATTATCTTATGACAAGACAAACAAAGGAACTTCTTTCACTGACCTTCCAGGGTTGAAGAAGATTCCTGACATGGGTATTGAAAAAGAAAAGGTTGAAAATACTTCTCTTGATGATAAGACTAAAATCTATGAGTTAGGAATCGGTGACCCTGGAGACCTTGAATATACATTCAAGTATGACAACAGCAAAGCAACATCTTCATACAGATTAATGCGTGAACTTGAAGAATCAGGAGAAACCGCAATGTTCAAGGAAACATTGAAGGACGGCACTACAACTACATTCTCAGGACAGGTTACTGTTAAAAGAGCGGGTGGTGGTGTCAATGATGCTATTGAGTTCACTATTTCAATCGCATTACAGTCTGAACTCAAAATTGCTGACCCAGGAGAAGCAGTAGCGCAGTCTGATGAAACTGCTTCTGAAGCAGTATCAGAATAGAAAGGAAGATATAGGTAAATGGCAGAAAAAGCAAAAAGAAAACCCTTCATCATTTGGAAGATTGGGGAAGAAGAATATAAATTGAAACTAACAACAGGAGAAATCTCAAGACTAGAACAGATGTATGGTGGAAGTCTTATCAACCTTCTTAATACAGAAACAGGCATGACACCATTATGTACTATGCTAGACATCACACACGGTGGTCTTCAGAAGTTCAACAGCAACATCGACAGAAGCGATGTGAATGATATGTTCGATAGATACATCGATGAAGGTGGCTCACAGACAGAGTTCCTTAGTGATGTTCTTATTCCATTGTTCCAGGTATCGGGTTTTTTCTCTGGGGCTCTCGAAACGAAAATGGAAAAGGAAATGGCGGAAGCCAAGAAGAATCTCTAGAAGATATCCTGATTACAGATTACATATACAAGGCGGTCTATGATCCAGCGCTTGATGCTGGAGTAGACCCCTTTTCATTTTGGAATTATTCGTTAGATGAGCTATATGATATTATTTCAGCACATGAAAGAAAGAAAAAGGAAATGGTGCGACAGGAAGCGATATCTCTTCAGATACAGGCCCTTCAGATAAGGGATTGTATTTCTGCTGTCCTTAATGACAAGGATGATTCATTCACTCCTACACAATTGTGGGACTTCTATCCTTCACTTTTTGAAGAGGATAGGAAAGAGTTTGAAAAAGAGAAGGAAAGAAAAGAGATTGCAAGCGCTAGATCTTCTCGTATTGCCTTCAGTAGAAGGCATAATGAAGCACTAAGAAAAAGAAAGGCGGTGATGCAGAATGACGGTAGAGGAACTGCAGATAGTGATATCTGCTCAGACGAAATCAGCGAAATCAGAACTGAACAGCGTGAAGAATGAAGTCACCAGCCTAAAGAATCATGTTGATAAGGTAACAGGATCTATTGGCAATTCATTTAAGAGTATTCGCAATATTGTGGCAGGTCTTGGCATTGCTTCTATGATTAAATCAACGATATTAGGTAATATTGATGCTGCAATCAAGAGAGTTGATACTCTTAGCAATTATAGCCGTGTGATGTCGAATCTAGGCGTTGGCAGTGTTCAAGCGAATGCATCGATACAGAAACTAAGCAATAAGCTTATTGGACTTCCAACAACCCTAGACGATGCATCAGGCGCAGTACAGAGATTTACATCAGTGAACAGTAACATCTCTAGATCAACAGATATGTTCCTTGCACTAAATAATGCTATTCTAGCCGGCGGTGCAAGTTCCGAGATACAGAAATCAGCCTTAGAACAGTTGTCACAGTCATATGCTAAGGGTAAACCCGATATGTTTGAATGGCGTTCAGCGATGACTGCAATGCCTGCACAGATGAAACAGGTTGCTGAGGCCATGGGCTTCGTCAATGCGTCCGCACTAGGTGAGGCATTAAGAAACGGAAAAGTATCAATGGACCAGTTCATGGATACAATCATGAAGTTAAACACTCAGGGTATTAACGGCTATCAGTCATTTGAGGAACAGGCAAGAAATGCGACAGGTGGAATTGCTACATCAATCGCTAATATGAGAACAGCTATTGTTAGATGTATGTCAGATGTAATGAATACAATCGGGCAGTCTAATATTGCTGGATTCTTTACTAATATTGCAAAGGCAATTAACTCATGCGTCCCATATGTTGTTGCATTCACTAAAGTTGTTATGGTCGCCGTTGGGTATCTGACGGCACTGTTTGGCGGCAAGTCAAAGAAGTTGAGTTCTTCTTTTGGCGGAGTGTCAAACAATGCTAAGAAGGCAGCAGGAAACACAGGGGCTCTTGCAAAGAAAATGAACGATGCTTCCGACAGTTCACAGAAGCTTTCTAAAGGCGCAAGTGGAACAGGAAGCGGATTAAAAAAGGCAGCAGGTAATGCTTCCAAGCTCAAGAAGGAATTGAATGGAGCTCTTGCTGGATTCGATGCAATCAATAACATCAATTCAAGCAATGGTTCAAGTGATCCGTCTTCAGGTGACTCAGGTGGCTCAGGCGGTGCTGGTGGTTCCGGTGGTGATATCGGCGGATTCAGCATGGATGACAGTGGTGCAAAAGAACAGAAAGGACTTCTTGAAGAAGTAGACAAGCAGTTAGAAGAAATCAAGAAGAAGGTTGCAGAATTCTTCCAGCCATTAAAGCAGTCATGGGATAAGTTCGGTGCACCGATGATTGCAGCCGCAGTGTATGCATTTAATGGTGTGAAGAACCTTCTTGTGGAAATCGGCAAGTCAATGTACACAGTGTGGGAAAATGGCACAGGTGCAAAGACTATTGAACTGATATTGAAGATATTCACTAACATCTTCAAGATAATCGGTAATATCTCTCAAGGACTGGCCGATGCATGGAATACTTTCGGTCTAGGTGATTTAATCATCCAGCATTTATGGAATATCTTTAACTCCATTTTGAAGATTATCAATGAGATTCTGAAAATAGTGAGAGATATTACTAAAGCGATTAACTGGACTGTTGTATTAGTTGCGGTGTATGGGGTTCTTAGTATCATTGATGGATTATTCTCTTTCATAGCAGATAATGTAGGTCTTATTCTTAGCATTCTTTCAGCTATTGCGGGATTATCATTATTTTCTACTCTCGCCGGTATTCTTGGTACTGTTATCACACAGATACAGCTTGCAGTGGGAGTCTTTTCAGGATGGGCATCACTTGCAACTGCACTAAGTGGCGCATTTGGACTTCTTCCACAGATATTTGCATCTATTGTAATGGCAGTGAATCCTGTAAATGTCATCATTGCAGCAGTTATTGCTACAGTGGCAGATTTATGGAAGAAGAGCGAGGACTTTAGAGATGACATAGTAAGCATATTAGGAAATATCGCGACTATTGTTCAGAAGGTATTTTTAAATATTGTGGCACCTATCATTGATACAGTTGGGGGAATCATTAAAGATTTTGTGGATAGTGTTCTCAAACCGTTGTGGAGTGCATGGGAGAATGTATTCCAGAGCATAATGGGGTTGGTAAGTGATTTCTTAAAGTTCGTCACACCAATCTTCAGCACAATTCTTGATATTCTAGGACCTATATTCAAATTGGCCTTAACACTATTGAGAGGTACCTTCGATATGGTATTTGCTGCAATTAGAGGAATTATTGAACTCGCAGACAAAACAATCTGTGAAAGAGTCAACAATATCAGAGACTTCTTCCGTAATCTAGGTGAATGGATGGAAGGAACTTTCGGTTTTAAATGGAAGAATGTGTTTGAAACGGTTAAGAATGTCGTCAAGGTGTTCAGAGACTTCATGGGTCCTATCATTAATTCATTGGAAGTTGTTTTCTTGGGTCTTACTAGCTTTATCAGTGGTGTATTCTCAGGCAACTGGAGAAGAGCATGGTTTGGTGTTAGACAGATATTTGAGGGTATTGTTTCCGGATTAGGAGCTATCTTCAAGGCTCCATTGAATTTCATGATTGATGGAATCAACAAATTCTTAAGTGGTATCGGCAAGATAAAGATTCCTGACTGGGTTCCTGGTGTCGGTGGAAAAGGATTCTCAATCCCTAGGATTCCTAGACTAGCAAAAGGTGGTATCGTAAGTGCATCCACTATTGCCAATATTGGTGAAGCAGGAACAGAAGCAGTAATACCATTACAGAGAAACACACAGGGACTTGATATGATTGCTGAAAAGATTTCAGAAAGATTATCACTTTCTCAGAATGACGGCACAGGCGCTACCTATGTCATTAAATTAGTACTTGATGACGGCAGAGTAATTACTAAGATGGTGATTGACAATATCAAGGATTATGAAGCACGCACAGGCAAGCCTGTATTTGACTATTAGGGGGGTGGAATAAATGGCAGATGAAGCGAAAATCAAGATAAACGGAACACTTATTCCGACTCCTTCAGAGATTAGCGTAGAAATCAATGATCTAGATTCGGACAGTGTCAGACCTGTCTCAACAGGCATCTTAAGAAGAAATAGAATACGTTCTAACATGCTTAAGATTACATGTACATATAAGTTGAATACATTCACAGATGTAATGAATATTTTGAAGGTACTCACTCCGGCAGAGTTCACGGCAGAACTCTACATTCCTGATCATGGTATCAGAGGAACCAAGAAGATGTATGCTTCAAATAAGAAGTACAATTATAAGAGAGTGCAGTCTGGTCTAAAGGCAGATTCATTCTCTTTCTCTCTGATTGAGGTGTGATCATATGCTTATAAAATATGGAGAGACAAATGTAACGGACAGACTTCTTGATTATAAGATGTCTGTCTCTTTTGCTGACTGCCGTATGATAGGCAACGTGCCATCAATTGAACTGACAATGAAGTTCGATAATTATGACGGCATTCTTGACAATATCGACATCAGCAAGTACTGGGAAGTCAAGGAGAATGATGCATCTGATACAAGATACTTCAAGGTGTATGATCAGCCGGAGAAGTACACCAAGGAACTTACTCTCAAGATGTATGACAACAACTATTCTCTTGATACAGCATACGATACTAAACTGTCTTATCCTGTCACTATAAAAGACCAGCTAGACGAGATTGAAAGTCTGACTGGTCTTTCTATTATTCGTGAAGGAATACCGCAGTACGTTCTCGATAAGAGCGTATCATGGTACGATAACACGATTGTGATAAGAAACTATCTTGGGTGGATTGCTGAACTGTTTGCAGCAAATGTCTATGCAGAGGGGATTGATTCTATTAGGTTTGTTCCTATTGAAAAGACTGCCTTTGCAACTACACAGGATTTAACAGATTATGAAAAGAATGAAGTGTATACACTCACAAGAGTATATGCTGAAAATGGTCTCAATCCTCTTTCTAAAGGCGACGAGACAGGAAATACGCTGTTTATTGATTCAACTAATCTATATGCAGATGAACAGAGCATTATTGACAGCATCTATGACAGACTTAAAGGATTGACTTTCAATCAGGTGAAGAATGTCACGATGATATCGATTGATAACCTTCTTCCTGGGGCTCTTGTCAATTATAACAGTAATGAATTCACTTTCTTTGTATCGGATCTAACTGTCAATTACAAGGGTGGACAGTTCTCTATGTCTACAGTTGATGGCAGTGTTACAACAAAGAACGAAGAAAAGACAGTGAAACGTGTATCTAATACAACACGAATCAGAAAACTGCAGGTCCAGCAGGACCAGGAATCATTGAAACTAGATATAATCGCAAAGGAACAGGAAGGCATCAATGACAAGATGGCGCAATTAAGCCTGTCTAATGAGAAGATATCGCTAAGGGTTACAGAAGTTGAAGAAAAGGCTGGAGAAGCAATCAAACAGGCACAGGGTTCAGTTAAGAAGTTTGTTTGCGAGTATGCTAGTTCAACAGATGGAGTTACACCTCCCGAAACAGGGTGGTCAGAGACTGCACCGACA